CTGTTATTCAAATAACTATTCTGGTCAGCCCAGTCTAAATGATCTCTTCTCCATGCTTTACCCTTTTTATTGTAGGGAAGCTTTTGAGCAGGAAAGTTCTTATTGTCTGTCATGTTTATATTTTATTGTTTCAAATTTACGAAATTATTTGTATTTTTTTATCTATATATTATAGCTAAAATCCAAGATCTGGATATTCCGGCTCATTGCCCATTTTCTGCATAGCTTTCTGCCAGTTTTGATCTAAGAATGGATCATCATGAAAGTAAGTGTTTGTATCTACTTCTCCTTGATCTTCAAACTTACTTGTGTACTTAGCTCTATCCTCTCTAAGTATCATTACCATGTCCATAGCAGAAACCCTATCCGTGTTTATGTCAGGATTCCAGGCTATACATTCTCTTACGTAACCTATACTTCTAATCCTTCTCAAGTTAGGTATCTTCATCTCTACAGTTTTACCTGTATCACTATCATATCTCTCTTGCTCGTAAGGAGTAAGCATCCATGTTCTCTGCAGTGTCTTACCTAGCTTAATAACATCAGCTGTAGTTCTAGTACCTTTTGCTCTGTTACCAAACAAGTTAGACTTAACAATGTCCATATCTCTAAGGATCTCTGGACTGTCTGCTAACAAGTGCAGTGCGTGGTTGTTGCTAAAGTAAGAGAACAATCCTTTAAGGTTATTCTCGTAGTTAGCCTGAGCATTATAGAATGAAAGCAATCTTATACATGTCTCATAAAACTCATTAGCGAGTTGTGGCCGGCCAGTATATTCTGCAACTATGTTGTCTGTCCATAAGTCAAACACCATTATTGACGCAAGTGATCCACCAATGGTGTAATCATTATCAATAGGGTCAATCCCGGCAATATATCTATGACTAAACACATTACCATCTCTATCCCTGTTTGGCATTTCAAAAATCTCCACAGCTCCATCAGATGATGAACCTCCTTTAACTTTGTAAGGAAACTCACGTATTGGTTTAGCATCAGGTGTGTTACGCCACTTAGCAATTCCGTCATCACCATACACTATAGTTCCCTGATAGTGGCTTGATAAGAATGAATCTATTTCTGGTGCAATATCTTCTAAGTAATCTCTTAGGTCTGCAACAGGAAATGCAACACCCTCTGTACGCATTATAGCTTCCTGAGGAGTAATTGGTTCTTCTGCTTTTGTTTGTACAATTGTATTTACATCAGATGAGCCATACTTTACTTTAGTTCTCTTTTTGTTTATTTCTATAAGTGCACCAATAACATCACTGTTACCATTCTTATCCATCTTACCTCTATAGTTGAGGTATGTTCCAAAGAAAAATGCACAATTGTTTTTTCCGTTTGTGTTCTTGTCAAATACGTTAGGTATAGAGTGTATGTTATAACCTGCTGAGTTATAGAAGATTTCTTCTAATCCTTCAAAGGCTCCACCTTCAACACCCCCGGTACCACCAGCCATCATAAATCCAAATGCAAATCCAGACTCTTCTACTGATGGTTGTGCAATTTTCCATGCGGTTAGGAAGTCATCAAACTTACCTGCTTCTTCCCACAAAACTAAAGATCCCCTTTTTCCACGTGCTTTCTGTGCATCATTTTTAAGTGTAACACCCATCACTTCGTTTAGTACACCTTTCTCTGTACCAGTCTTATTGTCCTTGAACCCCATTCTCCAGTGCATATCATTCAAGGAATCCTTAAGTGATCTTGTCTTTGGCCATGGAGTATGTGTTGCATTCCAATCAATTACACCAACAAACTTATTTAGTACACCATCCTTTATCAGGTATTCTTTTTCATTTGCAATTGCAAAAGACTTTACTTTTTCTTTAGCTTTTTCAGAATCACCTAACACAAAGTTTCTTGCCAACATGTTGCTAGCTTTTACTGAGTACCCACAACCCCTTCTTTTTAAGTTTGCACCGTGCATACCTAAAGCTCTACATTGTTCTACATAGTGAAAGAACCAGTAATCTGCATCGTATACATATGCAAAACCCTCTAGCCTATCAGCTTTCTTTGTACCCTTTATAATTTCTGCTCTAAGTAGTGGTGCATAGTTTAACTGAAAATAATAATTCCCAGGTATCCACTCTCCATCACTTGGCCTAACCATTCCTTCTCTACATCTTCTAGCTTCTTCAGCCCAGTATCTGTAATAGGTAGAGTTAGGATTCTTGTTAGGATATATCTTTGTGTAGCAACCATGCTTTTCAAAATGTATTGCTGCTGGCCTAAAGAAATCCATATCCTCTAATATATGAGGGTTCGTTAAATCTACAACTATTCTGCCATTAGGATCCAACTTTCTAGGAACAATGTCTGGGTCATCAGATGTTTCCGGAACTAATGGGTTATCCCACCTAGGTAAATCCTTAGCAAATTTACGCTTAGGATCAGATAGGTTCTGTATAAACATGATAGAATCTATGCTGTCAAGTAAAGATTCTTTCTCTTCTCTTGGCATAGAGTCTAGCAATTCTTCCGTAATAGGAGTTTGTAGATTATTAAACTTTCTCATTACATTCCTAAATCAAACATGCTGATATCTTTCGTACCAGACTGAGCCTTCATGGCTTTTTCTTTTACAACTTCTTTTTCTATTTCATTTATAGCTCTGATTAGCTTTGGTATTTTTTCTACTGATCCTGTGATCTTACCTATGTCGTGTATAGGCTTCTTTCTCTCATCTCTTTCGTTGAGGTCTACATCATCTAAGAATGTAGATATCTTTTGCAGGACTAGTCTAGTACTCTGTAGCAACCTAGTACTTGTAGTCTCTGATAGTTTCTTATAAAGATCTATTGCGTTGACTACGTTCTCAGACCTTGAGTTGAATTTCTCTGGCAACTGCAATGCTTCTTTTATAGCTTGCTCTCTCTCATCTATATCCAGTATGTGCATAAAATCACTTCTCTCGTCTACCATGTAGTAAATGAATGATAGCGTAAGGTTAGCTGAAAGCTTATCTTCTTTCTTGTCTTCATCCCATATCTTCTTGAATGGGGATAGCATTAGTACCTGCGGACTATATACTACTACGTTGTTTACTATTTCAAAAATATTCATTGTTCTCCTAATATTGTGGGTAGCTAAAGGTTAGTCTAGCTACCCTGGTCCCTGCCTAGTAGCGATGCCCGGCAGCGAAGTGTTTCGTTAATAATTCTTCCTATTTCGCAATATACAAAAAAAAAGCCCCACTAGCAAGTGAGGCTATCATCATATGTGTGTGACAAGGTCTATTCTTTGGTATCTAGTATGTATTTAATGTCCCTTTCCCCGACATGTAAATATTCCACTCCGTCTATTGTCTCTACAGGTAAGATGTATTCATAATCTTTATTTACCTTTTGTGCCATGGTGTCACTAAGCCTTTTCTTGAAGTTGTCCAAGTTTAGTATAACTTCCATACCTTCAGTTAGTTGACTAACATTAGGACCACATCTTAATACCATTTGCCCTTCAGCAAAATCCATTTCCATATCTGTATCACTACCCTTCCCAAAAGAAGCAGTAGGTAAGTATATGCCATTCTCAATTAACTTATTTCTTCTTGCAGTAAGGAATACTCCTGAGAACATTGGTCTTACCTGGTTAGGAAGAGAAGAAACTTTCTGGGACTGTTCGTAAAGAAATTGCTTTATTTCTCCTTCTTCTTGTATAACCTTGGTAGAGTCTTCTACTAATCCAGCAGTTCCTCTAAGGCTTTTATCTCTTTGATTAAAGAAGTCTTTTATTCCAAGGTCTCTTGCCTCTGTATCCTTCTGTATATCAAGTTGTTTCGTTAAGTCTTTCATTATTTCTTAGGCTTTAATTTTTTTGCACTATCGTCTTTACTATCTTGTTGAACCGTCTCAACAGCTCTTAGTAGATTAGCAATTAGTTCTGAAACCTCCACAAAAGGTCTTTTTGATACGTAGTCAATCATAGCTTGTAATGCTTCTGTCTGTACTATTACTTTTTTTGGTACTTTTTGTTGTTCTGACATTTTTAAATTTTTAAATAATTATTGTTCCTTTTTTTTATTCTTTTTCTTCTGAATCTCGTTATAAAGAAAGTATGATGCGTATAACTTACCTATTGCTGGTATGTTAAAGTTCTTTTTCTTTTTATCGAATTCTTCTCTCGTTAAGCCATCCTCAAATACAATCTCTTTTGATTTCTCCTGAATGAACCTAGTTGGAGTAGATACTATTTCTTTTACCTCTTCAACTGTAAGTCCGTGTTTTTCAGCAATCTTTTTGATTACGGCTTCATGTGCTCTGTTAAATTTCATTACTTTACTTCGAAATTAAAGACCAGCTTGAATCCATTCTCTGTCATATTGGGAATGAGTACGTGGTTTATTTTATTGTCCTTTGTTAATACACCTTTCTTTCGTAACGATGTGAGTAGATTGTTAAATACCTTCTGACTCATGTTGTTTAGCTCTGCCCTTATCTTACCTCTAGTCTCTGTAGAGAACAAGATCATATCAACCATGTCCAAGTTAGGTATCTCTCTAGATAACTCGTATCTGTAGTAGAGCATTAAGCTTAAAGCTTCTATCTCCTTGTTACGTAACTTATGGTAGGGCTTAAGAAATTCCAGCCAATATCTAAATATCGATTTTTTGTCTGTGTGTATTTTCTTTATGTTCATGTCCTGACCTATTGTCATAGTGTTCTATTTTAACTGCTAATTTGTAATTATTCTCTTTGTAGCTTCCAGTGATGCTTGTCTCTATTACGAACAATGATTTTGTTAAGTACTGGTTTACTTCTCTTATCTCCGTATGAAATGCACTAGCCTTCTCTTCTAAGTATTTTACGTCAGAGCTAACTTCGTCAAACTCCTCAACAGTTTTACTATCTGTGTCCTTAAATCTTAAAAATAACTTCATATTACTTCTTTGTTAAAAAGTCCTCACCATATTTTTCTTTATACATGTCAGCCCACTCGGATATATGTGCTTCACCCATTTCTGTGTTACTACATGGTACACAGTAGTCTACGCTTCTTGGCTCAAGTTCATCATCGTTAGAGTCAAACTCTACCGTTTTGATGTTGATACTTAAGCAAGTCTTACAGTAGCATACTGGCTCGTTGTTGTAGTCTTGCCTCTTTACTATTTCACTTAATTTACTCATGTCGTTTATTATTTCTTTGTCGAATACTGGAAAAGGAGCCATTTTGTTATAGCTCTCTCTTCTTTTGATTTCTTCTATTAATTTATTACTATATTTCATATTAATTTATTTTATACTATTGCACAAGACACTGTAAGTAGTGTTCCTGATGCACTCACTGCACTCTCTAGTGCTGTTCTTGTAACCTTGGCCGGATCTATAATTCCTGCTTCAATCATTTCTACGTATTCATCTGTCTTAGCGTTGTATCCGTATCCTTCAGGTCTAGACATTACTCCTTCTAGCTTTACCTCTGGACTAACACCTGCATTATTACATATAGCTTCGAATGGTGCGGTTACTGCGTTCATTACGATTCGCATCCCTCTATCTACATCTGTTAGATTCTGTTCTGACAAAGACACACAATTTTTTGCATTAACTAAGGCAATTCCTCCACCAATTACAACTCCTTCTTCAAGTGCTGCACTTACGGCCTCTTTCGCATCGTCCATACGATCTTTAATCTCTTTCATCTCTACTTCTGATCTTGCACCAACTTCGATTACCACTACTCCTCCACCTAACTTCGCTCTACGCATCAATAGTTGTCCTTTCACATAATCAGTTATTCCTTTCTTACTAAGTCCCTGATCTATAACGTTTAATCTACCCTCAATCTTCTCTTCATTCTTTGCCCCTCCCATAATGATTGTAGACATTTGTTCTACCTTTACAGCATTAGCAGTACCTGCCAATTGTTCAACATACTCTTCCGTTATTTCATCTACTCTATTACTTGGCACCAACTCAGCACCTACAATTGCAGCAATATCTAATCCTAATTCTTTTCTTATGTCACCAAACCCTGGCGTCTTTATTGCACATATTTCGTGTCCACCTCTCATCTTGTTCATTAACAACGTTGACAATGCATTTCCACTAATGTCCTCCGCTATTATAAGTAAAGGCTTACCTCTTTGTATTGCTGGTTGTAACAATGCCATTGCTTGTTCAGTAGTAGATAGCTTACCATCAATTACAAATATCATTGCATTCTGCATTGACACCTCCATCTTATCTGGAGAGGAAGAGAAGTAAGTGGACATCATCCCACGATCAAACTGCAGTCCATCTACTTTGTGTACAGAAGTCTCAAAGCCACTTCCAGCTTCAACACTTACGGCTCCACTATTCCCTACTTGCAAGAATGCATCGGCAACAATGGCTCCTATTTTCTCGTCATTGTTTGCAGAGATAGTTGCTACATGCTTAACCATTGGTGAGTCATGTGACATCTCTATTCTACTAGACATTAACTTCTCGACTATACTTTCACAAGCTAAGTCCATTCCTTTCTTTAATTCTATTGGGTCATAACCTGCAGCTACAAGCTTAAGTCCTTCGTTAAGGATTGCTTGTGTTAACACTGTCGCTGTAGTTGTTCCGTCTCCTGCTAGATCGTTAGATCTTTCTGCTACTCTCTTAACAAGATTAGCACCCATCTCTTCTAGCTTGCTATCTTCTGTTAAGTTAATCTCTTGTGCTACGGTAACGCCATCCTTAGTAACATGAGCATCCTCATTCTCTCTAAAGATGATTACATTACGACCCTTAGGCCCTAGCGTTACTTTTACTGCATCAGCAAGCTTATTGACTCCTGCTTGAAGTCCTTCTGTTGCGTCTCTGTTAAATTTAATCTTTGTCATTGTAGTTATAAGTTATGTCAAGATCTCCTGACGTTGTACTCGTGTTTGTGTTTGTGTTTGTGTATGTGTTCTCTTTTTTTCCGCAGCAGTCTTCGTATTTATTAATACAGCTGCAGCATATTGATTTTGAATTTCTCATAAAGTGCCATTCTGGTTTTATCATACGTCTCCTACTGTCATTGGTGCATTTAATACTGAGACCATGTATATGTTCTTTTCATTTGTTTCTGAGTAAACCATCTCGTTTACTATGAATGACTTAACGCCACCTTCTGTCTGTACGTAAGATGTGCTCTCTAAGAACTCTACTACATCCGGTTTAAGTTTTACTAGTGTCATCATATTATTTAATTGTCTTCCAATATCCTTCTGGACAGTTGGTCTTATATGTTCTTGTCTTAGATGCTAGTGGACATCCACACTTGATGCATTTGTCAGCAGCTGATCTAAATGGGCATGCATTACATACCTCTCTTCTTGCTGCAAATACTTTCTCGTCTTGCTCATCCGACATACCTAACTTATGCTTAAGTAGGTTCTTGTTGCCATCAACTATTGCAGTTAACTGCTTTAGTTTCTTTTTTATATCGTTTATCATATCTCGTATTCTATTTCTTCTAGTTGTATACGCATATCTTTTATGCAGTATATCATTTCTGCTCCAGCTAGCACTCTACCTACTTTCTTGTGTCCGTTTAGCACTACTCTTAGTCTATCTAGACCTCCTTTATCACACAGTAGTACTATGTGGTTATCCTTTCTCAACATAGCATCGTCAAGGATTACTGGAAGTATATCCGTAAATTTACTGCTACTCTTTATCTTTACTATTATCATATTGTTGGGCTGCTCTTAATTCGTTTTCTATTAGCTGAGTAACATGGTTAACAGAATCAGTTACTTGCTCCATTGTGAATTTCTTTGATTGTACTCCATAGGCAACTCTCTCAAATACCATTTGTCTCTCAGCACTAGATAGTGATGATCCTTTGTGTGCAATTAATCCGTAGTGTTGTAATAACAGATCATCTGGGAACCCTAAGATTCTTTCCTTCTGTGGGCTTATCATACCCTTTACATATAAGGCTTCTTTCATTCTAGCTATTTGATCTTCTGATAATTGTTCTTCTTTACTCATGTGTTATGTTTTTGTCTACTGTAAATATACAAAAAAATGCAATAGACAAAATAAATACTTATTCTGAGTTATCAACAAAAAAAGTACCATACCTCAAGATAGAGATATGGTACTTTTCAAAAACACACAATAATTTTTATATAAACTAAACAACTAACAACTTTAAAAGCTATTAAGAATAAAATGTAATTTTCCCTACATCAGGTGTTACCCTGATCAGAGAAAAGAATTACTTCTTATCCTATTTTAACCTTCGTATCTTTCTTGAGTCCGTTCACATGACCTACATGGGTAGCTTTACCTGCTCTATTTATCCCACCACTCTTTCTGATACTAAAGGTCTTTTTCGTAATTACCGGGGACAACCTCAGTTGCTATGTTGCAACTTACTAACCCGATGTCTAAGTTCCACCGTTAGGGAAGGAACTGTAATCCATATGGTAAATGGATATTACTTTGTGCAATATACGAATATTAATTCGATATACCTAATTTATATATCACAAAAAAATGATACACTAATTTTACTGGTACTAATAACTTTTTTCTTTGAATGTACTAAATGTTACGCTAACAAAAAAGAAATGAACTTGTAATAAGTATTCTCTAAAGAACTTTTTCTCATCCTCTGAATGTTCATAGTCTGTACTATTAAAATTAAAACCAAGAATTATTCCATAAGTGATCTCAGCTGCAATTGTCTTATTATTCTGGTGGTAGAATAAAGGGAATGCCACTAAACCCACCACTACTACTATACTCATTAATTCTAACATACGCTATCTATTATTTTTTTAAACTCTGCTAAGTTGTCAATATAATTTGAATAAACAACCTTGCCATATTTTTTTATTTCGAACAGGCCCTTCATGAGCATGTCCACTGTAACTTGATTACCAAATCCTATATTCTTGGACATTAACTCATCGTTATCACTCCATTGGAATCCTTGATCTTTTAAATAATCTTTCCACTTAGCCATTATCCAAAGATAAAATATCCAAGTGTTAATCCTATTGCAAAAGATACTAGTGCAGTCTTTATTACTGCCTTGCCTGTCTTTAAGTGTATTTCATCTACCTGTTCTTGTGTTAAAATTTTCATTTTGTTTTGTATTAAATTAATAAAGAATAAATATAAGAAAAAGATCCTCCACTGGAAAGGAAGTGAAGCAAATCTTATCAACTATTATTTTTTAGGAAACTTTTTTTTATTTTTTTTTTTTGGACAGATAGTTGAGAGTGGGATAATATACAACATCATCCCCCCATGAAAAAAAAATTGGGTTATGGGGTATGGCTTTTGTATATAGGGAAAGGCATTTCATATATACAGCAATACCAGAAACTAAAATACAAGATCAGATACAACACTCGCTTCGCTCGTTTAAACCTCATCACATGTACACACATGATTTGGTGTGAAACAAACAACAAAAAAGAATTGGGTGATACAACAAAACAAAACCACTTCGTGGAATCTATCTTATGACCATTATTATATTCTGAGTTGTATATTTATATACCTCGACCTGTAAGGGGGTGTGAAGACTAACGGCCATAACGCTGTTAATGCTTGACACCTACGACAGGATTACACGTGTACGTGAACACTGAAGCTAAAGCTCAGAGATCACCTCTACTAAGCCAATGCGTGGGGCTAGTGTATTGTGAGTGGTCAGCCTGGTGCTACACTCACATGCACTATTATCTATTACTAACTATCACGTGCAGTCCACTGCGTATTGTCTAGAGACGGCGTGATAGTTTTATCTTACTAACTATCCCGAGCAGTCGTGATAGTTTTTTAATTGAGTGTCTTCAGATTCAGATTTGACACTTGATGATTACCACCTCATCACGAGGGTTGAGACTATGCACCTCATTTAAACAACAAGAGCTAACAATCTAGCACAATGAAACTGCAGAACTCATTGTGTTAGCTTGTTTATTTTAACGCCGGCTGGTATAGGGACTATTAGGCTACCAGAACAAACCCTTAGACAACCTCAGCTTATGCTGAGTGCTTGTTGCTATGCTGTTAAGGACTTAAGCACATCTATTGATGTTGTACGGTTAACTTAACAGCGTAGTTTATGTTAACAAACCCCTTCGGGGAAATTATCTAGTAAACCATTATTATATATTGAGTATGTATATTGCCTACTCATAACCTAATACCTAATCGATATGTACTTTTAC